CCCTGGCTCTCTCTAGGATTTCCTGTTATAAGTGAAACGTCTATTGAAGATGATCCTAGATGTATTGTGGCTAAATACGAGGACCTTGTTCAAAAGGCCAAAGAGTTTTTTGGGAAAAATTGAAACCCCTGGAACTGTGTAAAAGGGGTCCTGAAGGGTATATGATGAGTTCTAAGATCAAGACGCTTGTCGCAAAGCTTGTCGCCGCAAACAATGCTTACCGCAATACGGATAAACTTCTCATGAGCGACGATGAATATGATCGAGGCATTGAGGAGCTTCGTAGTCTAGATCCGAAGAATCCCTTTCTTACACTTATTGGTGCGGCACCGGCTGGAAAGACGATTGTTCTACCCACAACCATGGCATCGCTCGATAAGATTCTGGATGGCGATTCGCTGGAGCGTTGGAAGAAGCGTGTTGGAGGGCAAAGTTATATTATTTCAGAGAAGCTTGATGGCATTTCTTGTCTTTATTGTGTAAAGGAAGGCAAGGCATCAATGTATCTGCGTGGGGATGGTGTAAAAGGGGTTGATGTGAGTGGCCTTGTGGGTCTTCTAAAGACTACAAAGCATGAGCTTCCCACGTGCATGGTGCGTGGCGAGCTGATTATTCGGCGGGACCAAACGCCGGCTGGAAGCATCGGCCGCTCGCTCATCAATGGCTGGGTGCATCGTTTGGAGACGGCCAAGGCAGAACTCGCCGCCGTTCGTTTCGTGGCCTATGAACTGGTATGGCCGCCTATGCCGAGAAGAGATCAGTTTACCTGGCTCAAGGATTTATTTGAGCTTCCCTGGTATCGTGTCGTATCTGCGGCGGGTCTGAAGGAGGCATATCTACAGGGCGTTCTACAGTCGCGGCGTCTAGAGAGTGTATATGCGACAGATGGGATTGTCGTGGCCGATGCAGCTGCGATGGGCGGTATTATTACGGGGGAGGCGAAGAATCCCAAGGACGCTATTGCTTTCAAGATGAGCCTCGATGAACAGAAGGCTGAGACGGTGGTAACGGGCATTGAATGGAATCTCAGTCGTCAGGGTATGCTTATTCCGACGATTCTGATTGAGCCTGTGACTATCGGCGAGGCGAACATTAGTCGCCTCAGTGGTCACAATGCGGCACTTATCTATCGTGAGAAACTGGGCCCTCGTGCTCGTATTATTGTTCGGCGATCGGGTGATGTTATTCCGACGCTTGACACCGTATTGGAGGCATTTGAGGCGTCGATGCCGACTGTGCCGTGGGAGTGGTCCTCGGGAGAGAAAACGCATGCTATGGCTCTAAATCAGGGGTCAAAGGAGGCGGCTTCCAAGGCCTTGTTACATGCATTACAGACGCTAGAGATTGATGGTGTGGGTCCTGGGCTGGTGGATAAGCTCGTTGAGGCAGGGCTTGATAGCTTAAAGAAGTGTGTTGATGCCTCGGTTGACACACTCACTACAGCACTAGGCCCAGGGCGGGGTCCGAAGCTACATGCTGCTCTCCGAACTGTTGGGGCGTCCTTTATGACTTTGATGATTGCGAGCAATCTCTTGCCTCGTGGTGTGGGTGAGAGAAAGTTGCGACTTCTCTTTGATATCGAGGCTGATCCTGCAAAGTGGACCTTTGAGGGGTTGTCTAATGTTAATGGGTGGGGGTCTCTTGGTATCCAGGACCTCTTGAAGACTGTGCCGGCGGTTCTGGAGTGGTGTAGGCAATTCTCTAGTGTGGCTTCTGTGGCTTCTGTGGCCTCGCAGAGTGTGGCTTCTTCTAGCGTTGCGTCGTCCAGTGTGCCGAGTGTAGTTGTGTCAAAGGGATCAGTCGTGTTCACGGGTGTTCGAGACAAGGCCCTGGAGGTATCAATGGCTGCCGCCGGCTGGACTATGAGCGATGCTATCACAAAGAAGACTACGATAGTAATCGTTGGCGATGATTATGATATTAATGGGGTAGTCTCTGGTAAAGTGAAGAAGGCGAAGGAGTATGGTGTTCGCATTATGAGGATTTCAGACTTCCGCAACCTTATTTAGATGGCGAGCAATTCAGCTCCTAAGAATTCAAAAACTAGTTCACCAACATTCCTACAAGGATTATATGAAATCTTCAGTTTTTTACCTCTTATTCAAAAGGTAATTGTATTACCAAAGCCAGATTATGCAACAGTCAATAGCATTTTTTGGGGTGTCTTATCATTGCTTTTTCTCATGCTCGCAGGATATATGATATCATTAGCAGTTAAATCGAGCTCCACAGTGCCACCAGCATCACCAGAGAATGTGGCCCTAGTCCAGGGTCAGCGTCAGCAGGCTATTAATGTTGATGCTGATCTGGATGGTAGTAAAACCTGGAATGATCTCATAAATCAGCTCGCACCTGGAGAACGTTACTTAACGAATCTTTGTCCATTAACGGCAACAATAGGCGGCTACATAGGCGGTATGGATCCTGGATCAGGAGTCTTCTATTCAGAGTTTTACTTACAGAAGGCTCTCCGAGCTGGAATCCGTTCCTTCGTCCTACCAATATGTGTATATATGGATGATAACAAACGCCCGCCAAATTGGCCATCATCTGGCCACCCAGCCATAGTGGCGAGAGATAAGTTAGGAAATGTAATAAGTCTAAATGGTCTCGCTATTAAGCAATTCTGCCAAGATTTGATGCGTCAAATCGGACAAAACGTTACCCAGTCATCTGAACCAATTATGTTACATTTGATCGAAGACACTGGATATTTGCCCGATGCTGTAAAAAAGGAGAAGGTCTACGCGAAGATTTTATCGAAGATTGCCGAAGATTTATCTGTAATTCCTGAGTCGATGAGATTGATCAATCTTGGAGGCTACGGATCAGCAGTTGGTTCACAGAATGAGGGCAATATCTTAACACAGACACCACTTTCAGAGCTACAAAGAAAAATCATCATTTTTACAAATTTTCAGACAAAGATTGGTCTGAAGGACGCCTACTCTAGCATGAAACCGACATTACATGATTTCACGAATTTCACTATAAGGCCGATCATAGCTCAGAATGCTGGTGTAACAGTGGGTTCTGGATCACGTTCATTGAAGCTTGCTGATATCAGCGGAAGTAGCATTGCGTGGACGGATCAGGCAAGAACAGTCTACCACATGACTCTCGATTATAATTTAACGGTTCCTGATGCTGCCCTGGTTGATAACGCCATACGCACAGGTATCCAGGTCGTGCCAATACCCTTTTACACAGAACCAGCGACACACAAACAATGCTGGGATTTATGGAAGGGATACGCTTGGAGAATTAAGGAACCTGCGGCAAGATATTTGAAGCCCGATCCAGTTGTTCCAGCGAAGCCAAGTGCTAAAATGAACGCTCGTGTTGATAATAACTTACAGCCTGGACAGATGACTGTTTAAAAAACGAACTTCTTATTAAATGGACGACGATCCAAAACAAATCTTGAGTCCCCTGTTATCGAGACCCCAGATTCAAGAGCAAGTTGAACGGCTCAAGCATGTTGTCGAAGAAGCAAAGAAGCGTATTGATTTGACAATCGCTAGTGATCCAGATGTTGCCAAGGCTATTCATGTGGTTGAGCGGTTTCTCAGAAAAAAGCGTCGTGTCTGCTACGGAGGACAGGCCATTAATTCCCTTTTACCCAAGGCTCGTCAGTTCTATGATCCTAAGTATACTATACCAGATTATGACTTCTTCTCCCCAGAAATGGAATCGGATGTTGATGAGTTGATTCGCTCGTTAGAAACGGAAGGATTTACAGATATAAGTAAAAAGCTAAGTGTTCATGACGGAACCATCAAAGTCTATGTGAATTATATACCAGTTGCGGATTGTTCGGAAATGAATCTCGAGATGTTTCGTATTATCCAAAAGAGAGCCAAGGTTGTATCAGGAATCTTATATACAGATCCCGATTTTCTGCGTATGATGATGTATTTGGAGTTGAGTCGGCCTCGTGGGGAGGTTGAGCGTTGGTCTAAGGTGTTCGACCGCTTGACACTGCTAAATCATGAATACCCTCTTACAGAATGTCACGATGATATAAGAGTTTCTCCAATGTCTCAGGAAGATCGTAAATTATTGTTAGAGTATTGTGTAAAAAGGAAGTTGGTGATGGCTGGGCCAGAGTTTATTGAGCTCTTTGAACTGGGTAAGGGAAAGACGCATCTTGATACTCTGGCAAGTCGTGGAGGGCCGTTGATCTTTTTTTCCGATAGACCACGTGTTGACGGGGAGGATATCCAAGATATCTTACAGAATAATGTACATAAGGGGCGTTCGACCATACGTGTAGAAGAGATCAAGTCGCCTTCGGATCATATTTACAATTATGTTAGCGTAACACGTGGAAAGGAGAAGATTGCCTTGATTTTTCAGGAAGATTCTTGTCATGCGTATACGACTTTGATTGTCGATGGGGGTGCGGAGATGCGTGTCGGGACGCCAGATTTGTTAATAACTCTTTATTACACCTTGTATATCTTTGGCAAGAAGGAGAAAGGGTATTTTCAGAATTCGTTGGATTGTTTGATAAACAAGCTGCATACAATTTCTGAGAAGGCTCGTTCTTCACCGACGAAGTTTATTCCAGCCTTTGGGCTTCGTTGTTCTGGTCATCAACGGGGTATAGCAACACTGTTGAAGATGAAGGCGGAACGGACGGAACGGGCGAAGGCGAAGACGCAATCAAAGAGTAATTTAAAGAATCGTAGAACTCGTCGTCATTAGGGGCCGTTAGGCCTTAGGCTGCATCTTGATCGGACCATCCATCTCAAGAGTCCCACTTTGGGCTTGTTCAGATTTCTGGGAAATGTAGGCAGCGGATACCTTGGCTTGTGTTAAAAGGGGTTTTATGTTGATGGCGGGGTCGATTTTCTTTGACTTGAGGATTGTCGTCTTATTGGCGACGATGTCCTTGAGGAGTTTGTTCACGGCTTCTTCGATTTGAGCAGGGCTGAGCTCTTCTGGAAGTGTGCATGTGCCGTTTTCGCCTTTTCCTTGTTTTTGTTTCTCGGCACGACGGCTGTCGGCGACATCGGGAGAGCAGACAGCGAAGCCATCTGAGACGGGAGGAGTTCCGTTTCCAGAGAGGGCATCTTTGAGAATTTTCTCTGAATCGGCCAAGGTTCCCTGAGCATATACCGCCATTAGAACGACCCGGGCACCAAAGTCGCTGGGAACTTTCTGAAGAAAATCGAGCCAGTCGAGATCGGATGAGCCGGCCTTGGGGTATTTGAGGAGAGGGCAAGGTAGGGCACCGCCAGAAATCTTGATTGCGAGGGCTGCTTCGACGCGGCTCTTGGCTTCGGCATCCGTGATATCTTGGCCGGCTTTTTCATTCTTGGCCATATTGGCTCGAATAACGGTGTAAAGTGGGCAGAGTTCTTCGGAATTCATTCGATCTAGAACGGTCCGGATCTGAGTCTCGATTTGTGAGGGTGTGTCCGCAAAGCCTTCCTTCATTGGAACATTTGGAAGCTTTTGAACCTGTATAGAATTGATAGAATTCATGCCTATCAAAAGAATAAAGAAAACGAGGCTTAGGACTACTAATAATATTGTAAGGCCTCCGTCCATTTCTAATCTTTTAAACATATAAGATGAGCTGTTCTTACAGTCCATTGAATGGTTTGCCCTTAGGTGGGAATACGGAAGGTGGGCGTCTAGATCGTAAGGCTGAGGCATGTGTTAGAGGGAGGATCATAAACAATGTGTCGATTACTTGCGTTTCTCCCGTATACCCGACGAATATTCAGGCAGTAATTACACCGGCTTCAGGAAATCGCACGGCTGATTTAGCATTGGGATGTTCTAGATCAAAGGGTGTTACTGCTGAGAGGGTTCAGCAGCTTTTGGCGGCGTCACTCATAGCTGTTAATTATAATTCTGGCACATCACGTATTTTAGAATTGGAGCAAAAGACTATTTCGTGTAATCCAGCTCCAGCAACACCGATTCCTATTATTGCTCAGGTATGCCCGCCATTACCGCCGGTTCCTGGGCCACCATATGTGTGTAAGCCTTCACGAATCCTTAGGAACTAAAATATTCTACCGATAATAGAATGGGTGTAGCAATCAGAGATGCCTCGCTTTTAACACAGAAGAGACGTAATATGGCTGAGAACGCGTATTATGCTGCTTGGAAGGCGGAGACAAATTCTGGTAATGCTGCTGTTACGGCCCCTGCGAAATCTGGTGCCGAAGTACTCTCCGAGATTAAGCTTGGATGCACGGCGTGCACAATCATTGCGGAGAATGGCTCAGACCCAAATAAGACAAGATATCCCGCGAACTTCAGCTCTGGCAAGGATACGGGGACGAGCTAAATGTGTGTTTTGTGCCTTAGGGCAAATGAATGTTTTTTATGGTTTATGAAACGATAAAAAATATACCCGTGAGAGAGTATTTCTTTGGAATAACCAAAAAAATACTGATTGCGGGGCTCGAACCCGCGACCCTGAGGTTAAAAGCCTCATGCTCTACCAACTGAGCTAAACCAGTTAAGTACCCCATGTGGGGATCGAACCCACGACCTTCCGCTTAGAAGGCGGACGCTCTAATCCACTGAGCTAAAAGGGCGAAGTGTCCTTTCGGACCGGTGGTGACTTTTAAGAGTGTCACCGAACTACTGCCTTCTCTGAGGATTGAACTCAGGACCTACTGCTCTTTAGTCGCTCTTGCGAGCTTACAAAGCAGGTGCTCTACCACTGAGCTAAGAAGGCTAAGTGCGTTAAGCGGGAATCGAACCCGCGTTGAGGGTTTGGAAAACCCTTATTCTACCACTGAACTATCAACGCTTCTGACTTTTGGCCACCTTATTGACTGATAAGATGTTTCCAGGCACGCCACGCGGAGGCAAGTCTTTTGTGCCCTGGGAGGAGTGGGGATTGAACCCACGCGCTTTCGCATCGGATCTTAAGGCCGACTCCTTAACCACTCGGACATCCTCCCGTTTTGGATTGTCTTGGTTTTGGATTTTTGTTTTTTGTTTTTTGTTTTCTTGGGACTCCTCCCTACCCATCAATCATGGTGGGAGTTTAGGCCGTCACTTTTTTTTCGATTTTT